ACGGCGCCAGCGGGTCTTGGAGGTGTTGCTCTGATACGGTTAGACGCGTCAGAGGCATAACCCGCTGAAACACCAGCAACAGTAGCCTGTTGCCAGAATGATCCGGCTGGAGCCCCAAGCGAACCTTGAGTACCGTCCGGTGCTCCTCCGCCAGCTGCAGACGAATCACCCCCTTTACCGAAAATCTTATTGAAACCGACAATGGCTGCTCCGATGCCGAGTGCAGCAGCAGTGAGCCCTGCAATTAGGAGCGGAGATATGCCACCTTGCTGGTTTCCGCTAACAGCATTGAACATGCTATTTCCGCCAGAGCCGCCCGCAAACCCGCCGGCGGGGTTGCTGGATTCGATCGACATTTCCCTAAGAGATCTAGTATCCCAAGTGGCCTTGGCCACAGAGAACTTCAGCATATTTCTGACGGTGTTGTCGATCGATGCTAGGGAATTAGCCGAGGATGCCTGAAGCCTTAAAGACTCAGTCTCGAAATTGCCATTTGGATTGTATGAAACTTTGCGTGGGCTGTTATCGTTATTCGGCGCCGTGAAACCACGAGAGGATGCCAATCCTGCACGGCCACCGGATAGTCCACCACCGCCCATGGAGGTTGCCGAGCCGCCAGGGCCTGACCCGTCGCCACCAGGGGTTTGCGTGTTAAGCCCAGACAACGACCTATTGATAAGCCAGCCAGCACCGACAAGACCAGTGGCGGCGGCGCCGACCTTTGCTGCTCCAGGCACAACCCTGGCTGCCGGACGAAACATCCGCCCTAGTGCGGGGAGTAACTTTGTTCCAACAACCTCTCTACCCATTATTCTGCTTTCGTGGCCTCTAGATGCGATGCGAGCATATCAACATAGAGGTCCCACTCAAATGGAATGAGGTTCTCCAACTCGGCAATGGAGTATTTATGTAGATGAACCAACGTGAAGATTGTCTGGTAGTAAGAGAGTAGAGACCTGTGGATTAACCCCAGGTAAAAAAATCGTTGAGGCCCTCGAATGTCAGGGTCTTCGTTTTCTTGTCTTTGGTCTTGTACGTAAGTTCGTGTTTCATCGAAGGAATCGTATCGAAGAACTCTTGGATCTTGCCGAAGACTGGAACCGGAATCGTATCGATGAATTCATTTTGCTGGGCAGGAGTATACTCGTCGAAAGCATAGACGTTCTCAGAATCAAACACGTCTTCAATACATGCCGCCACGATCTTCGTGAGGACTTCGTCTTGGTTTAGTCCTGGCTTCTTGTATTCCACAGTGTGTTCGACAGTTGGGAAGCGCATACGCAGTCCTAGACCACGCTCATCATCAATCATGACGACGGGGTTGTTCTTTTCGTTCTTGGCGATTTCTACTTCATCAAGATTTACCTTGATCGTGTAGACCTGGCCATCTTCTGGATCAGTGTACTTAAACTCAATGGAGTTAGAAACAGATTTGGCCCTAAGCTTCAAGAAGATGTACTCAAGATCGAAGTACGCTAGCTTGTCAATCTTGAAGTTCTCTTCTTGAACACAGTTGTTGATGATCTGCTTGAGGGCGACAATAATATCGCGCTCCTCTTTGGATTCCTGAGCGATCAATAAGATCTTCTCTTCCTTCACCAAGAACGGCCTGAAGAGAACTTCTCTGTCCATGGAAGGAACTTTGATAGGGAACAAAGGCATTGCGATTTTAGGTAGTGTCATTTCACGTCTCCAGTTATTAGAATCCGAAACGTCTACGGACGTTGTCGACTATAGTTTGTTTGCTGCCGTTAACCAGGTTCTGAATATCAGCTATTCTCTGGGGCACGCTCGATAGGTTCTGGCCTAGCGATTGGAGGCCAAGGCTTGGCGGCAATGAACCTGTCAGTCTTGCGAATCTGTTGAGCAGAGGTTCTTGCCTATTTATGTCGCGATTTAGAGGTTGTGGTCCCTCGCGTTCATCACCATTCGTCCGCTCTGGGTCGTGATATTTCACGGACCAATCCATATAGTCCCACGTTACATCAAGCCTCATGAACTGGTCTGAGTTTCCCCACGATAGAGGAATCGGGTTAATGGCGATTGGATACGCGGAGTTAAGCGTTAGTTCGATGATCTTGTCGTTGAGTTCGTTGTAAACGAGAATGGTGACATTGGATCTGTAGTCATCCTTGTACGCTACTTCGTACGGCGTTCTGCCAAATGCATTAACATTTGACATACCTTGCGATGAATCGAATCCAACCATGTACGACATCCAGTCGTAGAAGAATGAGTGGATGGCTCCAGCTCCGTCAACAATGTAGGAAGCGGAGATAGCACCAAAGATAGGCAGGTATGGATGCTTCTCAGTTGGACCAACACCGAAACGCCTGATCTCTTCAGATTCAGCAAAAGAGATGCCTGGCAGGGTGGATGTGTCACAGCGCAGCGCTATTTGCTTCACATCATCCGTACTGAAATGGTTCGCCAACCCTTTCGGCAATGTGAAGAGCATCAGGTGCCGACTTGTGTCCAGCAGGGTCTTCGTAGAAATCTCGGTTAGGAATGTACTCAGGCTGAAACCAGAAGTGGGTCTACGTGCCGTGACAACGATTTCGTCAAGCTCGTACGGAGCCTCTTCGGATACTCCCGTTGCGGGCCTGATTGAGTCTCTGAGAATATTTGAAACGCTCATTTATGTTTACGAAACCTTAATAAAAATGGCCATGTACAAACCCCGAATACTGGGTATAATGGTGCTGTCTTCTAAAAATACTGGGTTAGTATGAGCCAACACTGTTGACCGAATCCTTCTGTACTTTGATTGCTCTCTGCTTCTTGAAGCGTTCCAGAGGAAGCATAGCACAGTAGTCCCATTCGGTGACTGGAACCTCAACCATGTTAGTCTTCACGTGGTTATACAAATAGCGTTTCACACATGGCTTGAACCACTTCATTCTTGCAGATGCTCCAAGAATCCTATAGTTGATTCGAAGCTTTGTAGTCTCATCGTACTTTGTATTATTTATGGTCTGGTACAGAGCGTCCATGAGCTTAGCCCGATAGATCGGAGGTAGGTAATGGAGGTTGATCCCTAGAAACCCATCTGGGTAAGTTTCAATAACGAAGATGACTGGAAACTGATCGTAATAGGGCAGCGTCTCTTTATGCTTTGGATCGTAGAAGTACATGAACATACGCCCAATGTCTTGAGCCTTCATTCTGGTTACGGAGCGCTGCTTGAGCTTGCCTAGCACTGCCCTGGGGTTTACAGCGGTAACCGCCTGAGCTTTTTCCCTGAACCATTGCCGAGAGTCTCGGTTGGCGGGTTTAATGCCGGTTCCCTTCTTCATGAAACCAATGTTGGCCATTCCGGAGGTGCTCTTTCCAGCAGCAAGGTCTTGGAAGAGGAATGCCATTAGATGATTATCCCTAAGTGTTTCTCTGTCATGATCTCAAATTTCCATCCTCGGTCTTTGCAGTATTCCCGAGCAGCATCCCACTTAGCGGAGTTAACTCCCCAGGTGTATACCTCATTTAGATAGGTCCGCGTGTGGGTGCGGGCCTTTTTTGGCTTTGGAGGGTTTGTTTCCTTGGCCGGTTTCACTTCGATCATCACCGTTTCGGTCAGGCCGTTTGCATTGCGCATCTTGACCAGGAAATCTGGGAAGTAACGATGCCACCTCATGTCTATGGGTGACTTGTAAGGAACCACAATTTCTTCAGAGGAATACTGAATTACGTCTGGGTGCTTGTCTAACCACATCATCAGTTTCAGCTCCCAAGAGGAACGATACACGATGTTGTTTGGATCTCCACGATATTTATGGGGGTTCTTAGGCTTGAACCTTCCCTGCATGTACCTTCTGGCCACCAGGGGCTCCCTTTCCACAACATAAATAAGATGAACTCCGTCTATTTATGTAAGGAACGAGATGTCATCTTTCGACCCGAAGAAGATGCTAAAGGCCACTGGGCTAAACCCAAAGGATAAGCTCCTCTCGGCCCTGAATAGCAAGGCGTCTAATCTAACGTCCAGGTTGTCTGGAGACTTGGCGGCTAGGCTAGCCCAGGCTGGTCAATCCTTGCAGTCGGCCACGGCCTTTGCTGCCGCTAGGACTGATGCCCTCCTGTCATCGGCACCACAGGCGTTTTCATCTATGGCGTCCTTGGGCGGAGGCGTGCCAGCCATTGAACGCATTTCCAGATCTGATTTGATCAGGACTAGAGGCGGCGGTGAAATCCGGTTCGACCCGCAATCTGTCATTCCTGAAACTCAAGAGGATGGGCAATACACTGAGACTACGAGATACCCTGCTGATCTTCCAAACGACTATCGTATGGTCCTAGAGTTCAATGAATACGAGCGACCTAGCTTGACCCAACCCGCGACCACTGGGTTCCGGTTTTCTATCTCTCTACCAGTTCCAGCCACCCTCATTGAAAGATACGGTGTGTCTTACAGCGAGGGACAATATGGATCAACTCTCGGTACTGTGATCAACTCTATTGATTCCGGCCAGGTACCGACCCCCGCCGGTTTGCTAGGAGCCGCCCGTGGTATTTTTCAACAACCAGCACAATCTGCGATAGCGAGTGTTGTTCCTGGGGTTGACGCTGAGGGACTCGGTGGTTTCATCGATCAGACACTTGGATCTATTGTTAACCCGCATTTGGCCCTATTCTTCAGAGGCGTGCATATGCGAGACCACGAGTTTTCTTGGAATTTTGCGCCGAGAAATGCTCAAGATTCTAAGAATCTCAA